GCCTGGCTTACGAGCAGAAGAGTTATGAATACTTGAATTCCATCACCCCACAGCCCGGCAGTGTGGTGCGCACGCCGGACGGCGAGGGTACTGTGCTGGAAGCCAACGTGGTAGCCGGTACCCTGAAGGTGCGCAGCAATGTGGAAAGCCTTGCCCCGAAAATCTATAAACGGAGCGAGTGTACCTACCTGCGCGGGGGCCGCCGCGCACCGGTTGAGCCGGATCCCGACCATACCTGAGAAGAAACTTGGTTAGTAAAAACTAACAGTATGCCGAAAAGTCTGATTTTATGCGCCGGGCGGCAAACCCCGCGTGAAATTGAAAAAGTCAAGCATTTATTGCGCACAAATTTTCGCCTTTTATTTTGTCTAATTTTAACATGACAATATGGCCGCCGTCAATTCCCTTGGTCGGCAGCCTCCGCTTTCCCTTATTATGTTCCTCATGCCCCCTCCAGTTTCCCCCTTTCTCCCATGTGTCCCATACTGCCTACGCCGATAGCCCTATTTCCCGCAAGCAGGCCCGGAAAGCCACTTCGCTACTTATATACCCCAGTATCTTCCGGGGGTAGTTGTTTATCCATTGTTCGGTCTCTGCGATCTGTCTTGCGCTCACCTTTTCAAAGTCGGTTCCCTTGGGGTGTTTCCGCCTAATCATAATGTTGGCGTTTTCGTTGCTCCCGCGCTCCCACGAGGAATAGGGGTGGCAGAAATAAACCTTTGTCCGGGGGATGGTCTTGTTGACAGCGCTGCGCTCCATCTCCTCCGCCGCCGAGAACTCAGAGCCGTTATCAACCGTAATCGTCCTAAAAATCTTCCTGAAATTCACTGCTCCGATTTTCCGCTCCAGCGCGTCCAATGCTTTAACAATGGTCTCCGCTTTGCGGTTCGGTATCAGTATGATGATCTCCCGCCGGGTCTTTCTCTCGGTCAGTACCAGAAGCGCCTTGCTGGTACTATCCTTTTTATTGTACACCGTATCCATTTCCCAGTGCCCAAACTCCTCCCGGTTCTTTACTCTCTCCGGTCTGCGTTCGATGCTCTCACCGGCAGATGCCCTGGCCTGGTCTTTCCTTGTCTTTACCTTTTTGTACCCCTGCTTTTTCTTCCCGCGCCGCGGCAAATCCACCTGTGTGATACGCAGGAATATCCCTTTTTTGATATAGCTGTAAATGGTTGCTACGGAAACAGAGGTCTTGAATGTCCGGCCCTCCATCTTTGCATACCCCAGTACAGCGGCAGGGCTGCAATCGTTGGCGATGATCGTCTCCTCGATGTATCGGGCCAATTCGTGATCTGCTCCAATCTTCAAGTCTGGCCCTTTTTCCCGTAAGTGATTTTGATACCGCTCCTCTGCGATGTCCGGGCTGTACGCCGTCACCATCTCCCAGGTGTCCCCATCCAGCCGCTCATATTCTCCCCGCTTCAATTCCCGGTAGACGGTGGAGATGTGGACGCGCAGCTTATCCGCGATCTCTCTCGGCTTCATCCCTTTGTTCAGCCACCGTTCCATTCTCAGCCTGTCGTTCTTTGTCAGGTGCTTAAATGTGCGTTCCTTGGCCTGCACTGTAATACCTCCTCCCGTGCATCCCGGCGGGCGGTTTCCGGTTTCCCGGTTCCGTTCCGCTTGTCTTGTTTTGTCGCATTTTACACCCTTATGATACCCAATATTTCCCCGCTCCGCAATAGTTATTTTCACTGTTGCGTGTATAATGAAAAATCCCCCGGCTACCGCACCTGTAAGTGTGATAGCCGGGGGACATCTTTACTCTGTTTTTCTCTTTTCCCAGTTAATAATCTGCTCCAGCGCCTCTCGCAGTTTGTCATATCCAAACATAGCGGCGTAGGCGACGAACAAGCCCAGGGCTACTGCTCCGGCCACCATGTACCAGGTGACGGCCCACGCCATGATCTGACAGGCTGCGAAGAACGCCAGAAGGGTCACGGCCATCGCCACAAGAAAGGCCAGAATGTTGGTGGGTATCTTTTCCCAGGTGAGCTTTTTGAGAACCTGGGTGATGATGTTGGTGACCACCGTCAGGATAAGAGCCGCCAGCAGAACAGCGGATACCGCCAGTGGAATGTACTGCATAATGTTATCCATGTGTATACCCTCCTATTACACTTTCGTCAAATGCTTCTTGTCAACCGCGCCGGTGATAGCCCCGCTTTTCAGCGTGGATACCACCACGCGATTCCCGTCAATGCCGCGCACATACAGCTTTGCGGCATATACCCATGCAGCAAACTTGCGCATGGTGCCGTAGATCGTTGCCGACTTGTCCATCTTCACCCGGTCGCCCACAGCAAGGGCTGCGTCAGCAGATGCCGTGGCCGCGATGTCGTCCTCGTCTACCCATCCATACACAGAAGTGCCCACCACATGATAGGGGTGCTTGCTTCCCGGATTGATGGCCGTCACCTTTGCCTCGCACGGCTTGCAGTTCTTTCCCGTCGCCGCATTGGAGCTGGTGTAGTGCTTCTTCGCCAGAGATTGCACCATCTGGCCCACCTTGTATTTCAGCGCTTCGGTTGCGCCTCCGGTTGTCGGCGGGTTCGGTGCCGGGGTTGTCGTGGTGCTTCCGCTCACAGCCGGGTTATAGATAAAGCCCAGGAAAGTGTACCCGCTCCCGGCTCCCCAGTTCCCTGCACCTTTCTTCCGGCGCTTTGTCCAGAACGGGGTTTTGCTTCCGTATCCGCTTTCGCTGGTCACGATCTCAGTTGCACTGATGATCTGCTCCACGATTGCCACATGACCCGCTCCATCCGATCCGTTCAGCGTCGCTCCCTTGCGCCACACCATGCAGGCCCCCAGCTTCGGCTCCTGACCTACGGCCAGGCCCCCGGCAAACTGGATAAAGTTTTCGGCGTTCACGGGCCGCAGATATTTGCAGCACCCGTAACCGCCGATCTCATTAAATCGCCCATAGGCATAGCCCACGCAGTTGGAAAGGGTGTTGCACAGCGCGTCCGCCGGCTTTCCCTTGATGGCGTCCGACCATCCTCCGCTCGCCTTGGTGATGTAATATTTGTTGCCCGCCTCCGGTCGGGTCAGTCTCGGCTTGAATGTTCCCACAGCTTGTCCCTCCTTGGGTTTTGCGTACCTGTCATAATACTTCTGCCCGAACGAGGCCCTGCGCTTTTTCGCCGTCTCGCTCTGATCTGCCGGGCGCTCAAATTGCAGCAGGACTGCATCTGATGCCTGCCGGACGCTTCCCACCGTTTTCAGCGTGGTCAGAACGGCTTTGTAACCCTCACGCAGCTCTTTCATCAGGAAATCAAGCTGCATCTCCAGGTCTCCGATGCTCCGGCCCGCCGCCTTGGAAAAATTGAAAAGTCCCTGTTTCCGGCTCCAGTAAGTCCACTGTGCCAGCCCATACCCGGCGCAGTCCCGCACGAACCCGGTATAGGTTCCTCCGTCAACCGCCGCCGTGTATGAGGCGTCCGTCATACCCAGCTTTTTTTCGTAGGTGTTTTGCAGGTTGTCCGGTCGCAGGCCGCTTTCTGCATACAGGTTTCCCATCAGCCCAGCGGCTCCACAGTCGTTTAACCCTGCGCCTTTCAGGTAGTTCCAGATTTTTTCCTCATTGTTCCTGCCGTTCAGCACGATCTATCCCTCCTTTACGGTTCCTCTGTCTGTTGCATGGCCTGCTCCATCGCCTCCCTTTCCCGTTTCATATCCTCCCGCTGCCACCGTCTGTCCTGCCGTTTATCCTTGTTGGTCTTTATCCAGCCCAGGATACCGCACTCCCCGCCCAGTGTGGCAAACACACAGGTTACAAGGGTATCCGGCACCGAGCCGTAGACCTGGAACAGCCGTATCATGGTAACGGTAAAGATAACCAGACAAATAAAGACGAGCAGCAAGATCAAGTCCATCGTTCCGATGCGCTTCTTCTTGCGTTTCGTCTTTTTGTTCACCCGCCGCCCGGCCATCTCAGCCCTCCGGGATATGCGGGTGGGCGCTTTTGTTCAGGTGCTTGTCCAACCTCGCCAGTGCGTCCTTGCATGGCCCGTTGCACCCCTGCTCCACAAGCCCTTGCAGAGCGCCCCGCAGTCCGTAGCAGATCAAGGTCTGCTCCTCCTGCATGGCGTTGATGAACTCGTTCTGCTTCTTGTTGTTCTCCAGCACCTTGTACACGGCCACGACCGCCGCCACCAATGCCCCCAGTGCGCTCAGTAGGCTTGCCGCCTTGATGATAAAGTCCGCGTCGATGTACATTCCCTCGTCCTCCTGCGTATCAACCCAGCCAATCGGTTCCGCCGATGGCCTCACGGTATGCCTTATCGGCTTCCGCGATCTCGTCCCGCCCGGTCTCCGTGTCGCCCAGCTCTGCCAGCCTCGTTGCCAGAACACGGATGGCCTTTGCCTGGATTTCTGTCACCGTCTCCAGTTCAGCGATGATCTGTAAATGGCTGCTCATTCCACTGCCTCCGACCACCCGCTGACGCCGGGTTCCCACACATTCGCATCCACATCACTGACCCAGTGCTTCCCGTTGTGCGACACTTTTGCCCCCTTGGCGTAGGCGTCATGCGCTCCAAGCGGCTGGCTCCATTCCGGCCACTCCTCCGCAGGGTCAGCGGCCACAGACCACAGACTTGCCGCCTTGTCCGGCTCCCATCCTTCCTGCGATGTGTGCTGCTGTACGCACCGGTACAGCTTCTCTCCATAGCGCCGGTACTGGCCCACTTTGTAGGAGACCCCCGCCTGCCATTCCTCAAACAGATTTTTGTGTTCCCCCGCAGTCGTCCCGTCGATGCCGCCGGTCTCAGCCAGGGCGACAAAGGTGATCTCCGTCGCCGCCTTGGTTTCATCCAGCATCTTGGTACGGTCGATGTAGCGGTAATGCTCGCTGATGGCATAGAAGTCGTACTTTGTCCCGCCCTCGTCCTCCGCCGTCAGATAGTGCCGGTCAATGCGGCACCGGTCGGTGATCGTGTTGTCGTCGTACTCCCGAACCGTGGTCAGGTACTCCCCCTCCTCCAGCTTCGGGCCGCCAATGACTTTCAGGTTTTCCCGCATCACGCCGTCGATTTCAGCGGTTCCGTACACATATTCCATCTTGCCTGCTCCTTTCTCGTATGCTCTCTTACCACGAGCTTCAATTTTCGTTGCAGCCCTGTTTCCACATACTTCTCAAAGAAATGTACATGGTTGCAGTGCTTCATTTGGCCCAACCGTGACAATAGGCCCTGTGCCAGCTTCGGCCTGATCTTCCGGTGTTTCCGCATGGCCCGATAACATTCTGATAGCGACTTTTTCAACCGCACCATATTCCGCTTTCGCAGCAGGGAAAACTTATGGCCGAACCGGTATCCCAGCGCCGCCACCGTCCGCTTTGCCGTCGGATAGAGCTGCCACTTGTTGTTTAGCTTCAACCGGCGGCCTGCAAGCCAATCCTCGATCATGCCCCGCAGCTTTCGCAGTTTCCTTTTGTTCCGCCCGAACAGCGTCAGGTTGTCCATGTACCGCATATAGTGGTCACACAGCCCGCTGTTCCGTATCATCTGGTCAAGCGGTTGCAGCACCGTGTTGGCAAACCACTGTGAGAAGAATGCGCCAATCAGGACGCCGTACTTCATCAGCCGCTCACATACATCCAGCATCCTCCGGTCTTTGACCAGCCTCCGCAGGCGGGCCATCACCGTTTCAATGGTCAGGCTGTCGTAAAAATGGTGGATGTCCAGCTCCTCTGCATACTTCGTCCCTTTCGGGTCTGTCCGCATCCATTTCTTGATTGCCTTAACGCCGTAATGGATGCCCCGGCCCTTGATACTTCCGCAGCAGAACTTGTCCATTCCCCGCATCAGCACCGGTTCCAGAACTTGAATGACCGCATGGTGAACATACTGGTCGGGCCACAATCTCGGCTCTGATATGTCCCTCCATTTTCCGGCGCTCTTGTCCCAGCGCCGGGCTATTCTTGGTGGGGCCGCATCATATCCGTTGACGATGATCTCCCGCAGCTTCTCCACATATCCGTCGATGTCCGCCTCCACCCGCAGCACCGTTTTATTTGGCCTGTGGTGTGGGTGCCATTTATGCGTAGCGTTCACCGTGAGGATTGCCAGCCTGAGATTTTCGTCTGAAATCAGTTTTTGGTATAGGTCTTTTGCTCGTTTCATACAGGATGTTTGCTCCTCCTTTTAGCCTCACGATCTTTCCACCGCTCCCGCCGGTTGCGGGAGTGTACTAAACCGTGTCCTGTTGGCTAATCTGCACCAAGGGGTGCCGAGGAAGATCACGCCCTCGCCTTTCCCCATCCGAGCAAAGCCCAGCATCAGCGGGTTTGCAAGGAAGAGGAAGAGCAGCGGAGGAAGTAAGCCCTGGCCCGTGGGCCGGGGCGCACGCTCCGCAGCTTGTGACGACGAGGAATGGAGGTGGG